CAAGATGAAACAGATGGTTTAGGAATTGAAGGAGAAGTTAAAGTTGAAGGTTTAAAAACACAATTAATTAAAACAATTAAACAACAAGCTGCAGGGAAATTGCAAAAAACAGATTGGTACATAGTTAGAAAAGCAGATGCAGGTACAGCAGTACCATCAGCTATTACAAATCATAGAGCAGCAGTAAGAACTAAAACAGCTCAAATGGAAACAGCTATTACAAATGCAAGTAATACACCAGCTCTTGAGACTTTATACACATACACAGAACAAGAAGATGGCTCAGTTGCTAGACCATTAGGCGAACTTCCAAGCCTGGAGTCTTAATGCCATTAATACTTGGAACTAACTCCATAAAAGGTTTTAATATATCTAATTCATGTAGATTCAATACTAATACATTAGTGTCAAGAACACCATCAAGTGCGTCAAATAGAAGAACATTTACAATTTCACAATGGGTAAAAAAGTGTGATAGAGATACAGCTAATAATGTTATATTTTGTGCAGGTGAAAGTACAGACGATCAATTTAATCTTTTTTTTAGAGATGATTTAATTTTACAAGATGAAACAAGCAATAGTGCTAATTTTACACTTGCAACAAGTGACGGATTTTTAGCGGATAATTCAGCTTGGTACCATATTGTTGTAGCTGTTGACACAACACAAGGAACAGCTTCTAATAGAGTAAAAGTATATTTAAATGGATCACAAGTTACATCATTTACTACAGAAGATTACCCTAATCAAAATGTTGAACTCAATGTAAGTAGAGCAATACCTCATTCGCTTGGTGGAAGAAAATATCAAGATTCGCAATATGCAAATGCCTACATGGCAGAGTGTGTGTTTATTGATGGACTACAACTAACACCAGCATCATTTGGAGAATCTGACCAAGATAGTGGAATATGGAAACCAATAAATGTATCTAATTTAACTTTTGGTACAAATGGATATTATTTACAATTTAAACAAAGTGGAACAAGTGCAAATAGTTCTGGTATTGGTGCAGACACATCTGGAAATGGTCATCATTTTGCAGTTGATAACCTTACAGCATTAGATCAATCTATCGACACACCTACTAATAATTTCTGTACATTAAATCCTTTACAAATTGGTCCAAGAGTAAATTATTCACAAAGCGCTGGTACTTTTTCAGAAAATAATCTTAATGTTCTTGGCACAGGTACAGCAGATGACTTTGCTGGTACAATAGCAGTATCAACTGGTAAATGGTTTTATGAAGTTAAACTATTAACTGCTTTAAATCATGGAGCTGGTTTTACTCTAGTTGATGATTTTTCAAATGGAGCTGCTAATGCATCTAATGGTATTGTTAATGGTGCTCTACAATATGGTACCATTGAAGGTGGTAGTAGTAGTAGAATTGCTAACAATGGTGATTCTAGTGTATCTCCACAAAATAACTTTGATGATGATGATATTATAAGTTTTGCTTTTGATATTGATGGAGGGACATTACAAATATATAATAATGGATCTTTAGATAGAACAATCTCAAGTATTCCAGCTGATACTTATATTCCAATGGGTGGAGATAGTTCATCAACAGACGCTAGTCTTGCATTTAATTTTGGTTCTCCAGCTTATAGTGAGAGTGGTGGTAATTCAGATGGTAATGGCTTTGGAAATTTTTCAATGGCAGTTCCAGCAGGTTACTTTAGCCTTTGCACAAAAAACCTAGCGGAGTATGGATAATGGCTTATACAACAGTAGACGATCCAACAGCATATTTTAATACACTACTTTATACAGGTAATGGTTCATCTTTAGATGTTAGTGGATTAGATTTTTCACCAGATTGGGTTTGGATGAAAAAAAGAAGCAATGCAGCAAATCATATGGTGTATGATACTGTTAGAGGAGTAAAAAAACACTTTCACACAAACACAAGTGATGTAGAAGTGTCTGAGGCTGATGATGATATAGGACTTAATAGTTTTAATAGCGATGGATTTACTGTAAAAGTAAATGGAAATACTAATACAAATACTCACACATACGCAGCATGGAACTGGAAAGCTGGAACAGCATTTAGTAATGATGCAAGTGCAACAGGAATAGGAAGTATAGATAGTGCGGGAAGTGTAAATACTACTGCTGGGTTTAGCATAGTTACCTACACAGGAACAGGAGGCAATGAAACTGTAAAACATGGTTTAAGTACTACATTAGATATGTTACTTGTTAAAAATAGAGATTCCGCAAAAGATTGGAGAATGTGGTTTAAAGGTTTTTCTGGAACAGAAAGATTAGAACTTAATAATACTGAAGCTAAAGCAACGACAAACACATCTTGGAATGGCACTATCCCAGGTTCTAGTGTTTTTAATTTAGGCGGTGATAATAATACAAATAATAACACTGATCCTTATGTTGCCTACTGCTTTCACAGCGTAAAAGGCTACAGCAAGTTTGGAACCTACTCAGGTAGTAATAGCACTAGCGGTCCATTTATTCACACTGGATTTAAACCAGCTTGGATTATGGTAAAAAGGATAGATTCAGAAGATACAGCTACTAATATGAATGGTTCTCATTGGGTTATAATAGACAATAAAAGAGATCCAATTAATGATAGTGGAACTGCTGCTGCACTTACAGCAAATAGATCGGATGCTGAAGATACTAGTAATTTAACTCATGTAGAATTTGTTTCAAATGGTTTTAAATTTAGAGGTGGAGCTGATGCTGTAAATGATACTGGTACTTATATTTACATGTCTTTTGCAGCATCTCCATTTGTTACATCAAAAGGAGTGCCAACAACGGCAAGATAATTATGTTACAAAAATTAAAATTTGAACCAGGATTTAATAAACAAGTTACTTCAACCGGTGGTGAAGGTCAATGGGTTGGTGGAGACAATGTTAGATTTAGATATGGTACACCTGAAAAAATAGGTGGCTGGTCACAATTAGGTTCTGTTGACATTACTGGTCGTAACACGGCTATTCATCATTTTATTAATACATCAGGAATCAAATATGCAGCGTTAGGTACAAATAGAATATTGTACGTTTATTCTGGTGGTATTTTTTATGATATACATCCAATTAAAACAACAACTACTTTAACAAGTGCTTTCTCTACAACTAATGGATCATCTGTTGTAACATTAACTTTTTCTTCAGCACATAATATAAACAAATTTGACATTATATTATTAGATAATTTTTCATCTATTACAAATTCTAATTTTACAGCAAGTAATTTTAATGATAATAAATTTATGGTAACTACTATTCCAACAGATACTACTTTAACTATTGATGTTGGATCTAATGAATCAGGATCTGGAGCTAGTACATCTGGTGGAATTAGAGTTAAACATTATTATCCTGTTGGACCAGCAGTTGAGGTTGCAGCAACAGGTTTTGGCCTTGGATCATGGGGCGGGCAGCAAGCAGGTCAGTTTTCATCAACACTATCATCATCTCTTAACTCTAGTGCTACTTCATTTACAATGGCCAGTTCATCTTCTTTTCCAACAACTGGAACAGTTATTATAGGTTCAGAATTAATAACTTACACTAGCAATAGTTCAGGAACTTTATCAGGTCTAACAAGAGGAGCTAGTGGTACGACTGCAGCATCTCATTCATCAGGTGCAACAGTAACCGATGCATCAAGTTTTTTTGCTTGGAACTCTGCGGCATCTGGAGATATTATTACAGCACCTGGATTATGGTCGCTAGATAATTTTGGCAATAAATTAATTGCAACTATTAATGGCGGTGAAAGCTTTGAATGGAATTCAAATCCAACTACTGCTAATTCTACTAGAGCTACAATTATAACAAATGCACCAACTTCTTCTGCATTTACTTTAGTATCAACACCAGATAGGCACTTATTATTTTTTGGAACAGAAACAACTATTGGAACAAAATCAACACAAGACCCTATGTTTATAAGATTTTCTTCTCAAGAAGATATCAATACCTATACACCTAGTGCTACTAATACAGCAGGCACTCAAAGGCTTGCTGATGGATCTAAAATTGTTGGAGCAATTAGAGGTAGAGATGCTATTTATGTTTGGACAGACACTGCATTATTTACTATGCGTTTTGTTGGTCCACCTTTTACATTCTCATTTCAACAAGTCGGCACTAACTGTGGATTGCTTGGACAGAATGCAGCCGTTGAGGTTGATGGTACTGCATATTGGATGTCAGAAAATGGTTTCTTTAGATATTCAGGTAGATTAGAATCGTTACCATGTTTAGTTGAGACCCATGTGTTTGATGATATAAATACTATACCTAAACAACATATTAATGCAGGTTTAAATAATTTATTTGGGGAAGTAACGTGGTTTTATCCAAGTTCTAGTTCTGGAACAGTAAATAAAATGGTTGCTTATAATTATTTAGATTCAACCACTCAAAGGCCTGTATGGACCAGTGGTACGTTAGCTAGATCTGCTTGGCAAGATTCAGCTGTATTTGGTAAACCTCATGCTACCGAATATAATTCAAGTGGTACAACTCCTACAACCGACACTAATTATATTTTTGGTAACACTGATGGTGTATCAACTTACTATGAACACGAAACAGGATTAAATCAAATTAAAAGTGGTGTTTCAACAGCAATAACATCAAACATTCAATCTGGAGATTTTGATATTGGTCAACAAGGAATACCTGGTGATGGTGAATATATGATGAAAATTAGAAGAGTCATACCAGATTTTATAGCACAAACAGGAGATGCTAGAGTTACATTAAATTTAAGAGACTTTCCAAATGATGCACAAGTTAGTTCATCGCTTGGTCCTTTTACAGTAAATTCAAGCACACAAAAAATAGATACACGTGCACGTGCTAGATCTATTTCTTTAAAAATAGACAACACAGCTGCAAATCAATTTTGGAGAGTAGGAACTTTTAGAATTGATTATCAACCAGATGGGAGAAGATAATGGCAAAAATAGTACAAACATTAACACAACCACCGAAAGAATACGATCAAATAACATTTTTATCTTTAGTAAGAGATTTAAATGGTTTAATAGAAAAATTAAATACAACTTTTCAAGAAGAAAAAACTGAAAATAACGATGCAGTAACTTTTTTTTTAGGATCATAATGTCTGTTTTTGTAAATAAAAAAGTCGATATAACATCAGATGCAACGTTTACTTTGTATACGGTGCCATCTGCTACAACATCTATTATAAAATCAATATTAGTAAGTGATGATAGTGGTGGTGGTTCTTCTGTTACGGTAACTTTAACTGACACAAGTGACGCTGTATTTAGCATAGTTCACCAAAGAGATATACCTGCAGACGCAGCTGCTGGACCCGTAGATCTTTTAAGCAATTCTTTAATAGTTGAGTCTGGAGAAATTATAAAAGTATCAGCAGCAAGCGCAAATAGGCTTCATGTAATACTTTCAGCTATGGAAGTAACGCCTAGAAACGTTGTAACATAATCTTGATTTATTAGTAAAAAACTAGTAGATTGAAGAATTCAGGTGAAAATCCTGCCTTTTTAATATAAACAAAATTTTAATATATATGATAACAAGAGCTCAAATCAGAAGACAATTACGTGCATCGGGTGGCATTATGAATGTAACACCTAGAGAAAGATTTGGTATTGGTAGTAGCTTTCAAAAATTTAAAGACAAAGTAGTTGACAGAACTAGAAAAATTATACCGAACGAACTAGCAGATATTGCAGTTAAAGCTGCACCATTTGTTGCACCTTTTAATCCTGGTATTGCAGGACTGATGAGAGGTATTGGTAGATTAGATCAAAGAGGAAATTTAATGGATGCATTTAAACAAGGTGCATTAACTTATGGTTTTGGTAAAGCAGCCGGTAAACTAGGTGGCGCTGAGGGTGGTGAAGGTTTTTTAGGTAGTCAAAAATATTCTATGGAAGGTTTTAAAGAAGGACCTTTAGGTAAAATGTTTCAAGGTGGAAAAAAAAGCACTTTTATCGAAGATGGTGAAACACTAGAAGGTTTAAACCAAGGAACAAAAGCAAATGAAGGAACAGGATTAATACAAACAGGAACAGATTATTTAAGCGATAAGATTCCAGGTTTTGGAAAACTAGATCAAATCGTACAAGAAAAGTTATTAGTAGGTGGGATTACTGGAGCTGCAACATATCTTTACGAAGAGTTTGTAAAACAAGAACCACCACAAGATGAAGGTGAAACTTACGAACAATACATGGAAAGAAGAAAAGAAAATGTTGGTAGAAAAATGAGAACGTATATGGATAATTATTTTGCAAACGATCCTGAGTACATGGCACTTGATGATGCTGGCAAAGATGAATTTGTTTCTAGATACAATGTTCGAGATGGTGGTCGTATAGGTTATCAGACTGGTGGTATTAGCATGGCTAACACACTACAACAAAATATTGCAAGTAACAGGGCACAAGCAACAGGGATTCAATCTATGTTAAATGCAGCAAGAAAAAAAGCAGGCTTGCCAACTGTTCAAACAGCTGCAAGAAGAACACCTCAACCAATAGCACAACCGCAAACAATGGTTCCAATGGGTCCAATAACAATATCTAGAATGGAAGAAGAACCAAAAACACCAAGTATGGAACAAATAAGTTCTGCAATGTTATCACCAATGAAAGAAACATTAGGTATAGGGTCTTCAGGAGGCATGTCATTAATGCCAAAAGTAATTGAACAAATGCAAGGAGTTGTAAAAAAACCACAACCACAACTAATGGATCCAAGAGGTCCTACACCAGAAATGTTAGCCGCAATGGAAGATGGTACATTTGAAGAAAAATTTATGGGTCCACCACAATCACAACCAGGATTTATTGGAGGAAGACCAGGTTCAGCAATTCCTCTGCCTGGTATAACTGAAGTAATACCAAGACCAGGTCCAGGAGGACCAACTTTAGACTTACCCATTTTTAACCCATCAAGACCAGGAAGACCAATCTCAGGTCCTATAGCTTTACCAGATTTAGGTGGAGGAGTAATGCCAAGACCAGGTCCAGACGGACCAATTTCAGACTTACCAATTTTTAACCCAAGACCAGATTTTGGAGAAACAATAGATGGAATAAATGAAGGAGAACTTAATCCTATGCCTTCACCAATTCCAAATCCAGGTTTTATTGAACCTCCAAAAAGTTCACCAGGTTTTGGAGACACAATAGATGGAATAAATGAAGGAAATATTACTTTACCTCCAGCTATGGGTGAGCAAGGCGCGCTCCCTGGTTTTGGTACAGACAACCCTGGCGGTGAAGAATATATAAGTAGACCAATTACAGAATCACCTTTCCCTGGAACAGGAGCTTATACACCACCTGGCTCTGAAAATATAATGGGTGGTTTTAGAGATTTTATGTCAGAAAATTATAGTGATGGTCCTGGACTGTCGACAGCAGATGTTAGAAGATATAGATTACCAGATGGTACAATACAAGAAGGAAGTTCTACTTCTATGAGTAGAGTCAATGAATATTTAAGATCAATAGGTCAACCACCAGCAACTGATGTAAATTCATTTAGCGGAGGTCAACTTCAACAAGTTCAACCAGGTGCAGGTACAAATACAGGTGGTAAATTTACTGATTTACAAAGACCAAGAGATCTTTCAACTGATCCAAATTTTGCAAATCTATCTCCACAAGAACAAGATGCATCTATGGAAAAATTTAGAAAAGAAACAGACGCATATATTAAAAGATTTGGAAGTTTTGCAGATGGTAGAGAAATAGATCCTATGCAAGGTAGATCATCCTATCGTGATATATTAAATGCTATTCAAACAGATTATCCTGATATATTTAAAACACTTAAAGGTAATGAAACTTTAGCTGAGTTAGATCAAAAAATGTTAGATGAACAACAAAGAAGTGGTGCAGCTAGAGGTGGTAGAATGGGATTAATGGGTGGTAGTATGCCTATGGGTATTATGAGAACTAATCAAGCTGGAGTTATGGAAAGAGATTACAGAAATAAAGGTGGTTTTGTACCAGTTGGTGTAAAAGAAAAAGCAGATGACGTTCCAGCAATGTTATCAAAGAATGAATTTGTATTTACAGCAGATGCTGTAAGAGGAGCAGGCAACGGAAGCATTGAAAATGGAGCACAAAAGATGTATGATACAATGAAAAATTTAGAGAGAAGGATTACTTAATGGAAGATATGAGAATGGCTTCAGCGCCAGATGTAAAAGATGAATTAAATGAATTGTCATTAAAATTATTTGGTAAACCTATTAAACTTTTAACACCTAAAGAAATGGATATGCTTAGTGATGAAGCTGAAAGATTGTCAACAAAATATATGGCAAATGGTGGTAGAGTAAACTATCAAACAGGTGGTATAACACAAACGCAAAATTTGCCTCCAGAATATATAGAAGCATTAGGTAAAACTTATGCAGCTGATCTTGTAAACCAAGCTGGAAAACCAACAGTTACAGATGCAGTTCAACAACAACCAGGTGAGACTGCTCAACAGTTTGCACAAAGACAAGCACAAGCAGAACAATTTAAAATTACACAAGCAGGTATGCAATCGCTTGCACCGCAAGTAGCATCACAAGATCCATTACAAGCTGCAGCATATGCACAAGCACTTGACCCAACAAAAGGTTTAGGATCTTATCAACCATTTTTACAGAAAGCTGGAACAGCCGCAGATTCAGCAACAGGTTTAACAGGCACAGGTGCAGGCACAGGTTCAGGATCAATTCAATCTTACATGTCACCTTACCAACAACAAGTTATTGATGCATCGATGGCAGACTATGATGCACAAGCAAAAAAATCTAGATTAGGTTTGGGAGCACAAGCAGTATCAGGTGGAGCATTTGGTAGTGGTCGTCATGGTATTGCAGAAGCAGAATTTGATGCATTAAGTAATAGAGGAAGATCTAGTCAATTAGCAGGTTTAAGACAATCAGGATTTCAACAAGCAGCGCAAAGAAGACAACAAGATTTACAAAATCAAATGGGAATTTCAAATCTACAACAAGGTCTTGGTGGAGCAGCACAAAACTTTAGTAGAGCACAGATATCAGGTCTTGGTACATTAGGTTCAGCGCAACAAGCACAAAACCAAGCTGTACTAGATGCACAAAGACAAGCAGCACAGATGGCAATACAAGATCCACAAAGAAGATTAAATCTTCTAGGATCGGGTGTCATGGGACTAATGGGTGGCATGGGCGCAGGTCGAAC